CGTCGCAATCCCAAACAATGTCCCGCACCAGCCGGGAAACGTACAGCATTGCCGATGATGTGCTGGCGGATCAGGGACCCGGCCCCTACGGTGCCGGTGGCAGTGCTGTAAAACAGGTTGGCGGCGGGTCTGGGCCTCCCAGATTCAAATCCAACGCCGGCCGGAAGTCCAACGACAATGATGGGCTCTGAGATGGCCCCAGCTTTCGCCCAAAAGAAATCGCCAGCAAAACCCGACGTTCCGCCGCCCGTAGACGAAGCCGCGGTCTCCTCAGACGCCGGCGCTCTTCGTGCTGAAATCGAGAAATTATGGGCGCGCTGCTACGCGGCCTTTGACGAGCTGCTCGATGCATTGAAGGCGAGCCGGGACGGAGCTGGTTTACCGCGAGAAATCCTGCGGCAGCAGCTCATGGGTCACGATCCGTGCATCTGCAAAGTTATGATGCGGCTTTTGGCTAAGGACGACTGAACCCCGGTTGTATCGGGGTGGCATCTGAAAATCGACCCAATAGGAGGGCCGCCCATTCGTTATTTCGGATGGGCCGCCACCTACATACCCCCCAGATTACTATCGAGGATTGAACATGTCATTTGAAAGCAACCAATTCAAAAAAGGCCAAGGTGGCCGCGCTAAGGGCGTCAGGAATAAACTTAGTTGGGCGTTCTTGACCGATCTGTTGGCCGATTATGAAGCGCACGGACAGGACGCAATCAAGATTTGCCGGATCGAGCGGCCAATTGAATACATCAAGATGATTGCCGGCCTGTTGCCGAAGGAATTTGAAATCACAGATTCGCGGCTCAACGAATTGTCAGACGAGGAAATTGATGGACTTATCTCCCAACTCCGCGCCAGAGTCAGAAGCGCTTTTATTGACGACACTGGAGCAGGAGAAGAGCCGACGATTAACTGAGAATCGGCTGCAATATTATAAGCCCTACCCGAAGCAGCTTGAGTTTCATAATGCAGGCGCGAAATATCGTGAGCGCCTACTCATGGCCGCGAATCAAATCGGGAAAACTCTCGCGGGCGGTATGGAAGTGGCAATGCACGCCACCGGGCGCTATCCGCCGGATTGGAAAGGGCGCCGCTTTGACCGGCCTACTAATGGCTGGGCCTGCGGCGTCACCGGCGAAACTGTCAGGGACACCATTCAGCGCATCTTGGTTGGCCGCTCCGGCTCCGTTGGCACCGGCACCATTCCGAAGGACGCCATTGCCGAGATGGTAACGGCACGGGGCATTGCTGACTTGCTCGACGTCATCAAGGTGCATCACGTCAGCGGCGGTATATCTACTATCGGCCTGAAATCATATTTATCAGGCCGGGAAAAATTCCAAGGCGAAACGCTCGATTGGATATGGCTCGATGAAGAATGCCCGATGGAGATCTACACCGAGGCATTGACCAGGTGCAATGTTGGGAACGGCCCGGTGTGGATGACGGAAACGCCATTGCTTGGCATGAGCGAGGTGGTGCGTCGATTCCTCCAAGAGAAGTCGCCTGACCGTATCGTCATTGGGATGACAATCGAAGAGGCTCTGCATTATTCGGCCGAAGAAAGACAAAGGATTATAGACTCCTACCCCCCACACGAGCGGGAATGTCGTACTAAGGGCATTCCAGTTTTGGGCTCCGGTCGAATCTTCCCGGTCGAGGAATCCAAGATTGCAATCGAGCATCGGGCATGACCGCGACACGGATACGGTCTATGTCGCCCGATGCCATCGCTTGAAAGAATCAACGCCAATCGAACACGCAGCCGCACTCAGGTCGTGGGGCAAGAATTTAAACTGGGCCTGGCCTCGTGACGGCAAGAGAGAAACGTTAGAGGGCGCCGGCATTGCACTTGCCGAACAATATCGAGAGCAGGGTCTCAGTATGCTCCACGAGTGTGCCCAGTTTGAAGACGGCAGTGTCTCAGTTGAGGCCGGCTTAATGGCAATGCTCGACAGGATGCGAACCGGCAAACTGAAGGTATTCAAGGAGCATAACGATTGGTGGGAGGAGTTCAGACTCTACCACCGCAAGGACGGCAAGGTGGTTAAAGAGGGCGATGACCTGCTCTGTGCAACCCGCTACGCCCTGATGATGCTGCGCTATGCGAAGACGGATAGTTTTTCAGATAGGTGGAATCGCCCGATAGAATATCCCAAGGACGCTATTTATGTCTGATGCTGTCCAGCAAATAACAATCCAGCTCCGCGCACCGAAGGGCAACGACGCTGGGAAGGTGGCAATTGGATATTACGTCGTTAATCCCGACCGCGACGTTGTGTTGTGCGATGAAAACGGCAGGCCAATCGACGGCATGAAGCAGCATTTAGACGGCCCGGATTGTGAGGCAAAACCGATTGCTTGCGCGATGCTAAGAAGGCGCGAGAAGGCAAATATGACGCATGCTCAATTTAATGGGCGACTAAAATATCCCACGCTTAAATATTGATTCAAACCTCGCGCTGTTTCGCTCATTCACAGCGCTACCTGGCGGGGCTTGAGCGCTTTATGCGCCGCCCCGTCAATTTTTCAGATTGGTTTTGCGGCGGGTACTCCTTGACTGTCGCAAGAATGGCGGTGGGTCGGGGCCATACCGGGTCCCGCCTGCCGCTTGGGCTGCGCCTATGCCGGATGTACGCAGGGCGCGGCCATAAGCGGGCCAGCGGTTTAAGATAATTGAAACTCTGGTGCTGATATTATGAGAGGAGCAGGCGTTAGCGCATTGAGGCGTACAGATGTCCGACAGTCATGCGGCATTTCACGATTCACTCCGTAGGCGGCTGGCAGCCGCCAACTGCGTTGCGCCGATTGTGGACTGTATTCGGAAGATGCGGGTGGAAGGTCTCGCGGATAACGACATTGCTTTCTTATTCCGCCACGCGGCCGACGAGTTAGACGAAACCACGATGACTAAGGACGGGGAAGTTGACCCCGCCGCTTGAACCAGCTTCTGCAATAGCTCTGGCAGCTTGGCGATGTGCGCCGCAATTCGCCGAGTATCGTGGTGTAAAAACAAAAGGGCCCCTGGCTCTGCCTGGGGGACGTTGCCAGGGGCCGCGCTCGGTCTCTGCGGGTGCGTAGGCCCGAGCTACCCAAGACCATGCATTAAAGAAATTGTGAGCCGGTTAACGGGCATATCGCGCTCACATTTGCATTAGCGGGTCAGCAACTCCGGCAGCTTGGCGAAATTCACCGCCCAGACGGAAGGCGGCCTACTAACGCGAGGCGGCCTAATACAATGCTACACAGGAGTCGCATTGCGCTACCGCCTCCGGACCATTTTCGGCGGGCGGTTCCTTCTCGGCGGAAAGCTTAGCCACTTCAGTTTTGACCAAGCTGCGAAACTCCGAATTGAATTGCGCGCCCGGATGCGAGTCATTGTTGGCAATGTACTCGATGTTTGGTCCAGCCAATTTGTTTGAACCCATCCCGCCGAAAGTCATCCATCGATTTGGATTATATATCTCAACCATTCGTCCCACATCGCCCGTAACACTCGGATTCCAACTGAACATCGAGGGTTGCAGCGCAACGATCAGATCCACGTGTTTAGCTTTATTGGCGACGAAGACCGAACTATTCGCTCCCAGGCTATAGCCGACGACAATGGTACGGGTTCCTGGCGACTGATGGTTGATGTCTTCTACCAGAGACGGCCATGACTGATGCAGATAAGTGCGGACTTCAACGTCCGGCATCATTCTGAGTTCAGCAACCAATTCAACCAGTCCAGGGGCAGCGGCCGGTCCGAACATGGGCCATAGTACGCCGACAAACGCCTTGGCATAGACCGGAGAGCAGACTAAAGAAGCACACAGCGCTAGAGCGACTGATCGTTTGTTCACGTGCGACTTCCCGCTGATTTGGCAAAGCAGAAAGCATATCCAGGGGAGTCCCTCCACCGCACTTCGAGATCAGGGTTTAATTTCTCTTAATCAAAGCCCGGCGAGTAGCTCCGGCAGCTTGGCGATGTTCACCGCGATCCGATGCGCCTCAGTCAGCGATAGACCAACCATAGGACCGCAACAATCGCCAGTAGGACGAGCACAACTATAATTGGGGTTTCGAGCATGATGC